GCATTTGGTCATTACCTCATTCAGATTTTCGTAATCAAGTTCTTCATAGAGTTGGTCTTTTGGTAGTGTATCAAATAATTTATCACTCATGGATTGACGTGACCGTGATGGCTGGAAAACATAGATATTGTGGAACACTTTTTTAAATAATTTTTTGGACTTAAAGAAACTGTAGAGGAGGCTGGTCTTACCGCTTTTAGGTTTTCCTATAAATAAATTTGTAGAGTGGCTATTCATAAAGCGTGTGAGCTCATACTCGTTTAATTTCTCCGCCAGAGGGACGTCACACAGAAATTCGCATTTTGGGAGAAATGGTTTTTCATTTACTTTGATGCTAATGTTGCTCATATAGTATATACTTTTAAAAAAAGTATTGCAAAAGTATATTATATATTTATGATTTTATTTGGCTAAACCCTTTTCAAAAGTTTATTGCTTGACGGTTGCGTTCTTACTGACAGTATCTACCTCAATCAAAGCGTCGTACATGGCGATGACAGACACGTTATACGCCTGTGCGAGGGCAGTTCCAGTGTTGATGCGAAGACCAATAGGGGCGGACTGCGATGACAAACCCGTTAGCAAAGCGCCGTTTGTGGATAGTTTTTCAAGGTTAACACCCAAGTAGAATTTACCAGGGATACGAACAGTCGTTGCGTCGTTACCGTCAACTCCAAATTCACCAACAGAAATGGAGAAGTTGTTTGTTTCACTGCTGTGGATTCCTCCAATAGCCTGTTTTAATTCCATGACAGCTCCCGCTTTGCTGGTAACAGTTGAAATAGGACGAGGGGGGTATTGGATACCACCTACGCTGAAGGAGTAGTCTCCGTTACCACTGGTAATGTCGTAAGAGTCATACACTTTGTTAAGAGAGTTAGCGGACGTTCCACCAAAGTTGGCGAACAAAGATTTGATGCTGGAAAGACGGGTATTGTACAATAAATCTAAACTTCCTGATGAGCCCGATGCAAGTGTGTTGTTGGAGCAAGAGTAAGAGGCACTCTTCACGTAGATTTTATCACCCATAGAGCGAACCATAGCCTCGACACCCGCCCCGAAATCGATTTGGTCGTAAACAAGCTCCAGATTGGTAAGAGCAAAAGCCGTGGGAATTACTGTGCTAAACATGTTAGCTATGCTATCTACCGTCATCTGAATTCGAACACCACTCATCATGCACAAAGGCACAAGTTTCTCACTTTCACTCAAGACACATTTCAAAGGACAAGCCACAGAAACGGTTTCACTGGCAGTGCAGGTGCGTCCGTTGAGATTTGCTCCCAAAAGGGTGACGGCAGTGGTTACGGCGTAGTCACCAAGACCATAAGCAGAAGCAAGACCAGCTTTTTGCGAGGAGTTGTGTGTAAGTTGGACTAACATATTCTGAATTTGCCCGTAGTTCTGGATATTTTCAACAATACTTGACCCGAAGATAGTCTGCAAGTTGATAAAGGGTGTGTAGCAAGGCGTTCCACGGAGTTCAGCTCCCGCTGCCGATGTTTGGGTGATTCTGAAACGTAGATACAGGGTGTTGGGGTCAAGAAAGCCACGCTGGGGTAGGTCGAACTGTATAATCGAGTTCTCACCAAAAGAAGCTCCGTTACTGGGGGCGATGACGACGGTTGTATTAACAACGTTTTCCCCAAGGGAAGGTAGTGTGGGCACGTATTGGAGTTCACGAGGCAACATTATAGAATCTAAAGAGAAAATAAAATCAAGACGGAAGTTGTTTATTGTAACTCATTATGTCTAAACTATTCTCATCGTTGTTCAACAAATCTTGTTGCTGTTGATTTTCTTGAGTTACTAAATCTTGGGCGGGGTCATTAGGAACGACGTTCCCTGCGGGTGGGGGATTATTTTCTAAATCATTCTGAATTGTTGATAAAGTTGCTAAAATAGGTTTCAAATAATCCGTTGAATTTGATGGTAGGGGAATTCTTCTAAATATAGTTAGTTGCAAACTGATAGTCCAGTCTACATTGTTAAAATCCACGTAGAAGCCGTTTTCGTCTAAAATCTGAATATCAATAAGAGAAATGCTTTTACCCCGTAAAACTGAATAACTTGTTTGATTTGCATATAAAATCATGCCAAAAGGTGGAGCGGTTGATTGTATCACACCAATAAGATTACTTTCTCCCATATTGGTTGAGTCGCTATTGTAACTGGCTAATGCATTACTATTAATGCGAAGTTGCTGAATGCCTAAAAGATTTAATAAATAGGGTGCGGTAATAATATTTGCTACACTTGTGTAAGTGGTGTTTTCAAATCCTAAAATATCCATAGCAATTGAAGGTAAAAAAGAAAATGGAATCGAGGCTGTGAAGACTAATCTACCTGTTGATGAACTAATTGTTACGACCATACCAGTAATGCCTACTGCGATTAATCGTGTGCTTAACTCTGTTCGTAATGTGGAAGCACTATAGTTTCCAGGTGTAATTGTTACATTACCTAAACCTGTTGCTAAAACATTATTGAATTCATTAATCGTATAATAACTGACGGGGATTTGGGCGCTTGATATTCCAATTGTTGAATAAACAATACCAGCTTCATCTCGTAAGATGTTTTTGAAATTAAAGTTGACATGTGATTTAAGTGTGCCGTTTAAGTAGGTTGTTGCAGACTGTGAATATAAATTAATAATCCTAATATCCTCTTGTATGTAATCGTTATTCATATAGTATATACTTTTAAAAAAGTATTGCAAAAGTATATTCCTATGCATCATATACATCTGTAAAGGTGCTGGGCACTGGCTCTGGAACTGGCTCTGGAACTGGAGTCATGGCAATTTCTGGTTTTAAAGTAGCATCAATCATAGTTGCTATAGACTTCTCATATTGAAATTTCTCGTTAGCCTTTAATCGTTCGATTATTTGCAAATAAATATCTTTGTCTTTTTGTTCTAAATCTGGTCTCTTAGAGAGAAAGATGATAAATGTTAAAGGGTTTTCCAATGTGAGACTTGCATGTATTGATTGAATATCTTTTAGCGTTATGTGTTTCACGGGATTTTGTTCACTCAACACGGGTATCGAATTCAGAATATCCATTTATATATATGAGTGGATATTAAAAAATTTGGTTAAGTAATTCATTATGAACATCGTGGGCAGTAAGTGGGTTAGACCTGCTAAACTTGTTCACAAAATATACAATCGAATAACGGTCACCAATAATTGGTTTGTTATAATGTTCCTCTAAACTACCATTAAAGATTAATGTTTTATTCTTGGTTTGATAAGAAACTCCATTTATGACTAATTCGCCACCAGTAAAGTCTCCAAATGATAACGTCAGTGATTCACCAATATTATTTTTATCCACATGCGGTTTCGTTTGATAGTTGTGATTTAGTTGTATAGATGTGAATGGAATCATTTTAGGTACAATTTTATCGCCTAAAAGAACCAGCAAATGGAATAATTCAGGATTTTGTGTATTACTTGCAAAAAAAGCGTCAGGTCTGCCTCTTCGACAACCATATCCATAGCATTCAGTTCGACCAAACCCAGAGTTTTTTCTTGTTGCTGTCCTTTTTACCTGTTTGTGTTTTAAAACGGGTAATAAAATATCATGTATCCACTCAATTACTTCGTCAGTAAGATTGCTAACAATAGACATATACTATTGCGGTATATAAAAAATCCTCCCTTAAATAAATGTCAATGTTTGCGCTGGTTGTGACACTGGCTCTTGTTTGGGTGGCGCTGATTTTTTTGGGTACTTCTTCATTATTTTCTTAACTACCTCCATGGGTATATCATCTTCTTCACTGACAGCATCTAAATCTGCATCTGCTAATATTTGTTTCTTTTTGATACTTAAAGCCTTCTTCACTATCTTCTCCTCTTTCTGCTGTTTATATTCAGTATCAGCTTTCACTCTCACGTCTTTGCGTTCCGCTCTCTTCTCGTCACGAATTTTACGGGCTTTCTCAAAAGATTCAATCTGCTTCTGCGTTCGTGGCTTCTTACTCTTCTGTATTTGTTCAGGCAACGATTCCGTGTCTGTTTTTGCTTCTACTTCTCCTAAATCTTCAGTGGACATTTATAGAATAGATAGAGAAAAGAAAATGGGTGGTGTCGATTATAGAAGGGATAGAAGGATTTATAATATAAGTCTTGTAAATTTATAATATAAGTATTATAATTACCCAAATTTAAGGGATTAAGTTGCAATAATGAAAGTGCGAAAAATTGAAGAATGTTTTGAAAGTTTTTAGCCCCCCCCAAAATGCCAAGTGCCAAATGCCGGAAGTTGGCAGATGAAAAAGTCTCCTATGCGAAAAGTTACTCAAACATTCTTCAATTTTTCGCAGATTTCGCAAAGTATAGAAGCCAACCCTCGCCCCCTTTATAATAAAAACAGCATAAATCGCCCACCCAACTACTCTTCTTCCTCTATATCGTCCTCTCTTGGTTTTAATCGCCAGTTTTTCATTCTGAATGCATGTTTGTGAATGTCCATGTATATACTCGATTTGTAAAAACTGTTTTTCTTGAAGAATTCCTCCACGACATCTGCCTTGTATTCCTTCTGCTTGGGTTTTGGTAATTCAAAGAAATCTGGGGATTTACGTAGCAGAATCACAGCCTTTGATAACGTCCAATCTTCGTCCTCCAACGTACCCTTCCAGTTTTCATATCTACCCGCATTCTCCTCTTGACGCTTCTCAAAGAGCCCCTTGAATATGTTGTGCAAGTCATACGAATTTTGTAAATAAGCAAGAGAACGCTGTTTCACACTGTCGGGTTTAAAGAAGTCCACATTATAATTCTGTGCTTTCACCATCAGGAGGTTTTGGAGCAAGATATTCAACATGGCATTTCTAATGGGAATAGAGGATTTCAATGTTTCCTTTAATCCAGCGTCCAAAGGATAGATGTGGTTGGTTTCACCCGTGGTTTCGTCCCACCTGTCTGCTTCGCCCGTGAATAAACTTTCAAACAATATATCATTAATGCGTTCAGCGTCAGCGTCTTTTGGTGCTTCGCTAAAAGGAGGTTTCTCATTACACTCCATTACATTTGTGCCACACAACTTCACTTGCGTCTTGGAACTGTAAAGCATACGAGCTGAAGTGTTACCACCACCAGTCAAATCCTTTATTATTGAATTGTGCAAAGGTGCGTCTTTCTGCGGTTCTTTGCTTACGATGTAACGTTTCTTATCCAACTTGGCAATTTCAGGATTTGCAGAGGCAGACGACTTGTTCTTTTGATTTTCGCTGAAAATGGTAGGAGATACACTCACGAAATAACTGCCAAACACCTTTTCAAGGAACTCGTTTGTCAGACCTTTACCGTTTCTACCCGCACCGTTAAACACAAAGAACTTTTCAATCGCTCTGCCAGAAAGACCCGTAGAAATAATCTTGAAGAAATAATTGCGGAGTTCTTCGTCAGGAAAGATTTTTCTGTAGCATTCCATTATCACCTTAAAGGCGGAAGCGGATTCTTCGGTTAAATCTTCTTCCGCCACTTGACGGCAGTTGTTTTCCTTGTCAATTACCTTGAAGCCAGTTTGGAGAGGCGTGAAATCGTATCCACAAGAATAAGTGATGAAATCGTCAAAGCGATAAGGACGGAAACACTCCTCCGCAATATCCAAGACGCCATTCTCGCAACCAAACAGGTCTTCCTTTGCATCAAACTCCAAGGTATAATTCGCCATCAGGGTTTTCGCAACAGAAACACACGCAATCATTCCGCTTGATGTTTTGAGAGTGAATATACGAGCCTCCATACGCGCTTTTGTGTCCTTCCAAAGTTTATAATTATTATCAGGCAGTTCACCTGCTTCAAACACTTTATGCTGATATTCTTCGTCCCACTTTTCCATTACAGCCCTCCAATAATCAGGAACATTATACATGATAGCCTTCTTCAGAGGAGCATCGCTTTTCTCCCAACGAGTATCATTCCACCCATACCATTCGCCCTTACTGCCGTCGTTTTTATCAACAGAGAATATATAATGGTCTTTCTTTATCAACATTAACGTTTCAATAACACCGCAATCTGCATTATCAAGTGCGGAAGTAATCAAGTCCATGTCAGCAAATAATTCTTCATTTGGTTTGTCGTCTTCTTGAACTTGGTCTATCCATTCTGACAAGTCGTAAGTGTCTTCGTATGGTTTGGAAGTCCATTCTAAACGAAATCCAGTCAGTTCAAACGTTTTTTCATTCAAAAGTTCCAAAACGGCTTCTAACCCGCCTTCATACATGTCCACATTTGTTTTTAATATTTTTAGTCCGTCGTATTCGTAAGCACCAGTAGGAGTAGTTGTTCCAGCAAGTTTCATTAAATCGGTTTGATTAATTAAATGACACAAGACCGCCTCAACAATTCTGCTTTCGTATTCCTGATTGTATAAAGCAAAGAACGAACCAAGCACTTTATTTTCTTTTGCCTCACCCTTGTCCTCCTTCTTCTTCCTTGCGGTTTCATAAAGGGCGGGGTTCTCCTTCTTTGCTATGTTAGCAATATCTTTGAGTTCCCTTTCAAAAAGCGTAATGAACTCCAAGGGTGGTTTATTCGTAATTTTGTTTTCTATGCACCAACCCACAAACGAACCAAAGAAGCAGAGACGAATAAACAAGCCCTTTGCTACATCTCTGCTTACTTCGTAATGCTCTTGGACTTGAAGAAGAAGGTTCACTCGATTAGAACAATACTTTTTGATAATAGGACAGGGAATGTTATTGCTTTCACATAAGTTTCTGATGATTTCGGGTTGGGCGTTTTTGAGGTCACAATCGTAATATATGCCGTCAATCAAGGAGTTGCGAATCACTTTGCGGATACACGACAATCCAAGTGATTTGAAAGGGAAGGAACGACCCCACTGGTGCTTTGGCTTTCCATATTTCACACTTACACCTCCAAGATTTGTATTGTAATTTTTTAAGTATTTGCTAATCATATCTTTTTCATTCATATACTGCTCCATTATCAGTTTCTTGTGAAAATCCCAGCTGTAATCTTCACCCCAAGATAAGAGTAACAGATTGCTTTTGAGAAGCGCCTTGATATTATCCAAAGGCATGTATTCAATCATTACCATTCCGTCCAGAACGGAACGGCGTTTTGCAAGGGTGAGCGGAAGTTGTTGGGTAGTCATTTATATTATATATATTATAAAGATAATTTCTTTATATCGTTTTTAATATAAAATTAATTCTCTAAAGTTATTCAATTTTTCGGTCTATTAAGGGATTTGGGGGGTTTCATGTCTTTTGGGAATTGGCTGGAAAAAAGCAATCAATTTTTTATTATTTTCTGAAAATGGGGAAAATAATAAATATTCCTAAACTTCTTGGAATTTTTGTAGGATTTCTTTGAGAATTTCTGGGTTGGCTTTTTTTAGCTCTTCCAGCCCTTTTGATATTTTTGATACGAGAGGTAACAAAGCCTTGTATTTGTGCATGTCCTCGTCGCTGATACCATTCTTGTATTTATAATAATAGGCACGTTGGGTTGCCTTCATCGTCTCACCATTTTTCACGTAATTCTGTCGCTTCCATTCACGCATATATGCACGAGATTTTGGCTCGTCGTTGTCATTCATGGTTTCCATTTATATTATATATATTATAAAGATTTCTTTATATTGATTTCCTATATAATGTTTAAATTTCCAGAACACCCTAAAACAAGGAATTTAATTGATTTGCGAAAAGTGCGAAAAATAGAAGAATCTTTGAGTAACTTTTCGCATAGGGGACTTTTTCATCTGCCAACTGACGGCACTTGGCACTTGGCATTTCGTTGGTTGGAAAAACTTTACAAAAGTTCTTCGTATTTTTCGCACTTTCATTGTTGCAAGTTAATTCCTTAAATCAAAAAATAATCAGGAGGAAAAATTGATTAGGTGTTTAACAAATACCATAGAGAACATAATTAGCGAACGTCGTACAACTTGAACCCACCCCTAAAAAATCGAATTTTGGATTACGATTTGTTTTATAGCAATCATAAATCAATTAGCGAATATAGAATGTCAAACATGAAATGCTGTATTTGCCTCAATACTCAGGAGGGAAAATATATAAAAAACCCGGTGAATCATTACAGGTGTCCTACCTGCGAGGAAGGGCTGGTGTGCACCACTTGTATCCGTGACTTTGACCCTACGGGTGTATGCTATTTGGTTTTCAAGGACGAAATAATTGATACCATTAGATGCCCGTGCTGTAGGACTCTTAACTGGACGTATTATTACGATTGCTTTGTAAGCCATTTCCAATACGAAACGGAATACGAAGCCCCAGATTTTATAGCGGATAATTGGAGGACAGGAAAGAATGATAAGGTTCTGGACATTTTGGTGGAAAACATAATGGATTGTAGATTTGATTGCGAAAACGGTATCAGGTGCGAGGAGTGCACTTACTGTGTTAAAACCAGACCTTGCGAGTGCGGTTGTTGCGAAGTTGTTGGAGGGACTTGCGAGGAACAGATGAAAATTTACGAGGAGGAAAATAAGGGATAGATTTGTTTTAAATTCAGAGTAGATTTGTTTTAATTTTAAAATTTTTAAAAGTAATTATTTTTTTTTCTTGTGCCCGTTTTTCCCGTGCCCGTCGATTCTCCTCACGCCCTTTTGCAAGTTTATGCGCTTGTCGTTGCCTATAATAAGTTTCTGCTAAATCGCCTTGTTTAGCGATTAAGTCAGCCCACGTCATTTTATTATATTGCATATTATATATAATGTCTGACTACGTAATTGCCATACCAACTTACAACCGCCCTAATGAAATACTAAACAAAACCCTTAACACATTGCGTCGTCATAATATAGACACGAACCTAATTCATATTTTTGTAGCTAACAAAGAACAGTATGATGAATATAATGAAATAATCGACAAGAGTTTTTATAATAAAATAATTATTGGTGTAATTGGATTAGTTCATCAACGAGAGTTTATAAGTAATTATTTTAAATTGGATAAGTATATAGTTTTTTTAGATGATGATGTAGAGCTTATTGATTTAACCCTTTCACCTTTATTTCGTGAACACAATTTAGATTATTTTATTAATCATGCTTTTGCAGAATGTGAGAAACAAGGCTCATACATATGGGGTGTATATGCTGTATTTAATCCATTTTTCCGTAGTGCGAGAATAGAGGTAACGACTGACCTAAATTATATTGTTGGTTGCATCTATGGTATTATTAATCGACCTTATCTTGAAGAAATTAAACTTACCATCACTGCTAATGATGGTAATAAAGAGGACGTAGAAAGAACTGTGCGATATTTCATACATGATGGTATTGTATTACGATTTAATAAAATTGGTTTTAAAACAAAGTATTACGGTAAATCTGGTGGATTGGGCACATTAAAACAACGATTATTACCTATGATGAATGCAAGTCTTTCCCTTAAACATGAATTTAGCGACTATGGTAAGCTTAAAATTAGAAAAAGCGGTATGTATGAATTTGCACTAAAAAAACTACCAGAACACAAAAATAAAATAAAACGTGAGTATATAGATGCCTTTAAAAAAGAAAGCAAAGAAGCCTGTGCAGAAGAAACCCGTGCAGAAGAAAAGGGAAGCCCCTCTACAGAAACAGAAACAATTACAGCGTGTTGTTGTTAATGTAAATGAGCGAACCCGTGCACCACAACGTCGTCGAGCCCCACAGCGTCGAGCACCGCAACAAGTAAGCTACCAACCAATTATAACTATGACTGGCTCTGTCCCAGTCCCTGCTCCCATGCCTATTCAATCGTCAGGCGGATTTACTCCCATAGCACCACCACCCACAAGTTTAGGAACTCCAACTGGTTTAAGCGCACCAGTTGTGTTACCCACATTTACCGACGAACCTGTTAGGATTATTGGTGGCGAAGACGTTTCTGTTCCAGCCCCAAGACCCGTTACCGCCCCTACTCCTATCCGTGCCCCTCCTGCCTCAATCATATCCCCTACACCTATTATTAATCCTCCTCGTGCCCCTGTAAGCGTTCCTGACAGTAGGTTCATTTCTCAACCTCCAACTCCTCCTCAAAGCGTCTCTTCTCTCTTAAGTGAAATATCAAAAGATACTGGTATTAATTCACAGTCCGTAGCCAATTTTTTATTTAAAAAGAAAAATAAACCTACCCCAGTTCCACCCATTGACCGTGATAGACCACCTACTCGTGTTACTGGTAGTCAAGTGAGCGTATCATCTGGTGGCTCATCAAGCGATATGAGTGTGCCTGAAAGCATAAAAACAGACACCACAAAAGCCGATTATCTTTTTCTTGACGATAGAAGTATCCCTGCACCTGAAAGCATTTCATCTATGAGCGGTTTTAATCCACCAAGCGAAAAATCATCAATTAAAAAGAAGCCTATTATTGCTGAACCGAAAGAAGTAGTTGTTTTAAAAAAACCTGAACTAAAAAGAAGTAATCCATTTGATATTTTTAGTGATAACGAAAGCATAGCAAGAGCACCCGCTATCCAAGAAGATGTAGCAAGTGATGTAGCCACACAAGGTACTAAACCAAAGCCACCCGCAAAGAAAAGACCAGTAGTAAAGAGTAGTGAAAGCGAACGTGAGGTTAACATTATTCCGCAAGATGCACCAGCGGGGAGAAAAATGCCCACAGTAAAAGAGAAAAAAAGTAGTTACCAATCATTGGCTGACCTACAAGCAATAGCAGAAGATAAAAAAATAAACATAAAAAGACCAAATGGTAAGAAAAAAACGATGAACGAATTACGAATAGAAATTGCAGGAAAATAAATAGTTAAATTTAATTAAATTAAAATGTTTAGGTAATATATAAATGAGCGAATTCAGAGACGACATTAAAAAACACCTGTTAGACAAACGCAACCTTACCCCCTCCACTTTGAAGACTTATACTTCGATTCTATTTAGCCTAATTAAGAAAACGGAATTACCTCAAGAAATGAAAAGTTTTGAAAAGACGGACGTAATCCTGAAACACATTTCTGAAAATCCCATGCCACAGTCACGTAAGACAGCTCTATCTGCTCTCTTTGTTTTGACTGGTAACCTTGAGTATGGAGCACAAATGAGTAAGGATATTAAAATCGTGAACGACGATTATAAAAAGAAAGTAATGAGCCCAGAGAGAAAAGAAAAGATGTTGAACCCAGAGCAACTTAAAGAGAAGAACGACGCTCTTATTGCAAAGTATAAAAAGGACAAGACCAAGGACAGCCTGAATGATGTGGTGATAAGTGTATTGATGTCTGGCGTTTACTTCCCGCCTCGCAGACTGGAATATGCGCTGGTGAAAACACGTGACTTTGATAAAGAGAAGGATAACTATATTATCAAGAATAAAATATATCTGAATCAATATAAGACGAGTGCCAAGTATGGAATGCAGACAGTGATAATCCCGAAAGAAATTATGCCGTTCATTACCAAGGCGGGAAAGGAGAACCAGTCAGGTTATTTGTTGGAGGCAAAAGGAGGCAAACCATATTCGTCCAGTTCACTCTCAAAGAAATTGACAGCCGTGTTTGGTTTGGGAATCGATTTGATACGCAGTTCATATATCAACCACGTCATATATGAAGATGGGCTTTTCAAAAAGATGGAGAAGACGGCAGAGGCAATGGGTAACTCAATCGAGAGCCAACAGAATTTCTACGTCAAGGGTAACGCATAGGGAGCGGATTAACCAGAAGTATTCCACCAGAGCGATTAACCAGAAATGATGTGTTTAATTAAACACATCATTGCCTAAAAAGCGATTAATTAATTAAATTAATTGCTTGAATACAAATTAAAATATTTTAATGTCTTTAAATACGATTAAACAGCAATTAAACAGCAACTTTGTGGTTAATTATCCACATCTTTTA